CAGCAAGATGAATAACACAATCATATATCGTATCAGTTTTAAAATCTCCTATATCATCAGGGAAATCAATACCATCCACCTCAAATTCATCACTCATTTCATTTTTAAAATAATCATATACATGGCTTCCAATGAAACCTTTATGACCAGTAACTAAAATTTTCATACTGCTATTCTACCTCCATAATTAGGATTTATATTTAGTATTTGTCTTGTTAATTCTTCAGAATAAGGACATGCTTCTTGACATATTCTACAAATACTATCAAGATCTTCAAATGCCTTAGGTGTATCTACAAAATTAGAACACTTCTCCCAATCAACAAGATCAAAGTCCATTTTACATGACATAGGACATTTACTCTCACAAGGAGCATCACATCCAATACAGTTATTATATCTAGGTGTATCTTCTATAACAACTATATCTTCAAATTCAGCATTAGTAAATAACAAATCAATCTTATAATTCATTCCAAATCTTTTATGAAATGCTAAAGATGGTTTTGCTAATGTTGCTGCACCTGATCTAATAGCAAATTGTTTTCTATTTAATCTATAATCATCATACCCAAAGAAGTAACCTTCATTACTATATCTTAGGTTCAAATAAGTTATAATTTGAGGTAAGAATGTATTCTTATATGTGTAATCAAATGCTACTGTACTGAATACATTCCATACAATAATAGATTTACATCTTTCATCAAGAAAGTAATCTTGACCAAGAGAATCTGGTTTACCTATATTATAATGATCTTGTGCTCTTTGTCGTACTAAATTATCAGGTGGTGTTGTAACTGATAGATCATATAACATAGGAACATCTTTGGTAACCCAATCAAATGCAACTAAAAGATCATCAGTTTTAATCTTCATAATTGGATCCAATGATCCTTCTTATTCTCAAATATGTCATCATTATACACTATCTCTGTGATAATATCAAATGCTATTGATACTCTTACATCATCACCTTCATAAGGATCTGTATAATGTTCTATCCAATTAGGGAATAAAGTTATACCACCTTTAGTATTCTTTGAAGTATATGGTTTCCTATTATATGGATTAACATAATATGTACTGGTATCATAATCATCCAAACATATATGTCCACCAAGATAAGTGTATTCACTATTCCAATGTTGATGTTGTTTTAAGAATTGTCCATTGCGGAGAACATTTGCCCAACATTGAAGATAGATTTTGTTTTCCCAATTATATCCTAATGAAGTTATAAAATTATCATGTGCTGTTCTAATAGTTTCTTTTAAAAAATCTGCTTCATCCCATCTAAGTAAATTATAACAATTAGACCTGGATGTCATACTATCTTTACCTAATCCAGTATTCCAATCATCAGTATATGGATTGTTATTAATAATATCCTTCTCTCTTGATAATATAACAGATTTAATATCATTAACATCTACAATATCTTCATAGATACTAAAATTAAAGACGGGAGCAAACTTAGTCTTTACGGGTTCATTTTCAAATTGAGTAATTCGCATAATATTACATGTATAAGAACTGACTAATAGAATATCTTCCTTTACCTGGTTGGTTCTCTTGCATAATAACTTCTCTTACTTCATGTTCTAAAATAGATGGAAATATAACCATACGATTATTTAAACTATCAACTTGTATTTGTTTCTCTATTATAAACTCTCCACCAAAGAAACCTCTTGGTTTAGTATAGAACCAAGAGATAGCAGTTATAACACATTGATCTGTATGAGGTTTATAATAATCACCTTGAGCATAATAATGTACCTTTGTATAATCTTTATCACATTTAGACAAATATCTAAAATAAGGACTATTCTTTATTAATTCAACACTCAAATCCTTATCAAATAGTTGCCTGTTAATTGATAATATATCAGACATATCTCTACTTTCATACGCAGTATCTAAATGAATACCCTTTGCACCCTTTAATGCTACACCATCTTCATATGCTGTACCAGGACCATCAGGATCTTCTGGTGATTTATATGCACCAATTTCATAGAGATAATTCAACTCTGCTATTATCTTATTATAATCTTCATCACTATAGAAGTTATCAATAATAGCAATAGGAATATCAAGTACCCTTTTAAAATTTATACTTCGCATTTTTTATATCTCTTGTATTTTTCCATTTAAAGGTTAGTGCATGACGAAAATTAAGGACTCTAGGTAAAAGATCAAATCCAATATTAGGATTAAACTCATCGTGTCTATGTACTTCTAAATGATAATAATATAATCTACCATCATCTAAGTCAATAACAGATATAAACTCATCAGCATTAGATACATCACAATCATGTACTTCTTGATATGAATCTAATTCACAACTAACATTAAATTCCTGACGTAAAACATCTTGTATTGCATCAGATAATTTAACAGGTATATTATCATCTTCACCTCCCTCAATAACATCTAAGGTGGGTGGAACCCTTTGTACAGATGATGGAAGATACTTAAATGGATCATAAGGAACATCAATAAATGCAGGAAATTTATATAATTGTCTAGGATTTAGTATTTGACTCATCAGAAATAATTAATATTAATATTTGCTCTGAATTGTTGATTAGTACAATTTGTACTATGATGAGGTGTTTGAGGATCAAACAATATCATTCTATTTTCTATTGATGGAACCTCTTGATCTCCAATAACAGTTGCACCATCACATGTATTTAAACAGTATAATGCTGCTTTATGATTAAAATCATAATCGACATGATTCTTATGATGGACTAAAGTATCAGTTCTAGGATACATATTAACCTTGACTCTAACTAAAGCATTTACTTGAATCCTTGATAATAATGGTAACACAACATTAAACTTATCACTTTGAATTTCATAATCAGCAAATATTAAATGTGTGAAATAACCATCCTTCTCTTCACCAAAACCTGATATATCTTTTTGATGATACCAAGGAGTGCTATCAGACTTAAGGAAAGTATCTCTTATAGTTTCAAATAATTCTTTATCAAGGTAATCATCAAATACCTGAGCAACACAAATAGGTAATATCATAATGCTAGAAACTCATGTGGACATAACATATCATCATCTTGACCATACCAACATGAAATAGTATATCTATCTCGTTTAACAATATGTGAAACAGCATGTCTAGATTCTAATCCATCAAAATATACAGTCCTACCTGTTACTGGTTGAACATCTACACCATCTATTATAGTATGTCCTCCAATATAATCATCATTAATATATGTTATTGAAGCACCTGTAGTTGTTGTTCTTGCACTATCATAATGCCATCCCTTTTGAGAACCAGCAGGATACTTTACTATCTCTACATTCTGTAATGTCTCAAACCTCTTGTCTTGACTGACATATGACTTGATTTGTTTAACTACTTCAACCAATTTATAATACATTGGTGGTAAATTGTGCATGTCTCCACCAACACCTACTCCAGTCTTATCTAAAGGGAATACTCTTGTTTCATCCCAAACATAAGTTTTCAAGAGATTAGAATTAAAAAACTCTATAATATCATCTTCTAACTCATTGGCAATTTTTATTTGCGAAATGTAAATCATGTAAATGGAAATCCTAAATTCCAAGTAACTAAAGAATATCTAGTACCTTTAGTAACAGGTTTAACTCTATGATAAACAAAAGAAGGGAATATAACTAAAGAACCCTTAGCAGTCATTCCCTTACAACATTCCTCTTTAATTCTATCATAATGAAATTCTAATTCTCCTCCTTCAAACTCACTAGGATCATTTAATAATAATGTAGTTGATAACTTTCTATACTTACCTCTCATTAACTCATGGTCATTCTCACCATAAAGAAAATGATGTTGATCTGGATGCCATTCATAGAACTGTCCAGGTTTATATATTGTAAACTGTGCTTGCTCTGTGTAATCCCATTGGAAATTCCATCCAGCATCTTTGTTTGCTTGATTAACAAGAGGTTTTAAAATATTATATATCCAAGGTAAATCCAACCATGAAATATGAGAATCTCTAGTAGATTTTAATTCTTCTACTTCTGCATCTGTATATTCATCTACTGTTTTTGCATCTCTCCTATTAACTTGTCCTAATTTAGGTACTTCTTTCTTACCTATTGCAATAATACGATCACATACTTCTGGTGGAATTACACCTGTAAAGTACCAATAACTATATTTTAAATTCATTCTGTAGTCCTCAGTTCACCCAAATAATTGAGAGCATCATAATCGAAATCAGGTATATGATAAGTGTACCATCCTGTAGTAATATATTTAGTTTGTGTTGGAGAAGTTACACCTCTATGTGTATGTGTCCAATCACAGGGCCAAATAACAGTTAATCCTTTTTCTGGTTGCATCTTTAACTTTTGATGATACCATTCAGTTTCTCCAGCATCAGTTACCGTGTTTAAATATGTCATAAACACTAAATGTCTGTAAGGCACAGTATCCCTTATTGATGTTCTTTCGGAGTGCCAACCGTAAAAACCTTCTCCTGGATTATATTTTTGTACATTAAAATTTGTATTCAATCCCCACAAAGAGTGCATCTTTGTTGCATACTCAAATTTCTTACAATATAAATCACAGACATTAGTAAGTACATCCAAATAATCCTGTATTCTCTGATCAGGATTTCTCGGACATACATTGACATCTGTTGAAATTTTAAATTCTTCGTCTACTCCCCTACCAACCTCTCCTGGTCTCTGATTAGGAGAATCATTAAAGAATGATATTAATCCATCACATACTTCAGGATTAATATACCATCCTCCAATAAAATCAGATTCGGGAAGTGTTAATTCCTTCATAACAAAAACACTCAGACTATATTATAGCACAGTTTATCCTTTTTCCCACATATGTGTTGAACTATTATATGAATAGGTCACATTAACTGTATCTGTTGGATTAGTTTTATAGTATGTTTTCTTTTCATTATCCCATACCCAACCAAAAGGATTGTAATTTGAAGTTACAGTATAATCTGTAGTATCATCAAAATCAGCACCAAGAACTTCTTTTAAACTTTTACCTTTACCATCAGTTGTTTGCTTTGCTTGATACGGTGATACCCAACGACCTTCATCCTCTTTAAGAGTAGTTTCTTGGGGGAACATTCTATTAGGAATAAAAGCATCCCTTTCATAATCATATTTACCACCTATAGAAGCAAAATTCTTTCTGAAGTTTGCTTTTGCACCAAAGGTTAGTTCCCCTGTTGCTGAGTCCTCTTGTTTAGCATACGCTCCACATCGGGCATGGTATGAAGTCTGTTTAAAGTCATATGCAGTATCATTAGGAAATATTTCCCTACATTTTGCTATGCCTTTTGCTTCACTTTCGTTGTCATTCTCATCCTTACAATCTGCATCAGCAATTTTTGTGATGTCTACGACTGTACCGTATGGATCTATTTTTGCGAAATGTGCCATAGTTTTAATTCTGATACTTGTAACGAACAATAACGATTCCACCACCACCATTACCACCACGGGGTTCTGGGTAGTTTCTAGGATCTTGGTCACAGGCACCACCGCCTCCTCCACCAAGTCCACCAGTTCCATCTACACCAGACTGTGTAGGTGAGGTTCCACCTGGTCCACCTCCACCAGATCCACCTTCAGGGTTGTGAGGACCACCTGGATAGTTGGCACCTCCTCCTCCACCACCGTAGGTTATGGATGATCCATTAATAGAGGTTGAATAACCATCTCCACCCCTTGCAGGTCTGGAGTTAGGTCTATTATATCCATCTTCTCCTGCTTCAGCAGCACCACCGCCTCCTCCAGAAGTTCCGTTTTGTGTAGGTGCTCCTCTACCACCATTAGTTCCTTGACCAGATACTCCAGAACCTCCAGGATTATTTTCTCCTTGCTCATCAGTTCCGTTTCCACCACCTGATCCACCAGGTCTTCCTGGTTTGTCTTGTTGTCCTCCACCTCCTCCACCTGAAGAAGAGAAAGGTCCAAATTGACTACCACCACCATCAGAACCAGCATTATTACCAGTACCACCAGCACCACCACCGCCAACACCAACGGGATAAGATCCAGCAGATACAGTAAAGTTAAATCCAGCAGATTTTAGAATACCACCAGCACCTCCACCACCTCCAGAACCGAAGTTGTTAAAGTTACCAGATGCAAATCCTCCACCGCCACCGCCTCCAGCGACAACCATGTAGTCTACTTTGTTATTAGCAGCATCAGAAGAAACAGATGCTACGTTAAATGTTCCACCAGAGTTGAATGTATGAATTTTATAATCACCAGATGTGGAAGTTGCTCCACCTGTTGCTACAACATAAGAAGCAGCACCAGCAGTTGCGGTCCATTCTGTACCATCATAAATCTCAATTACACCATCAGTAGTGTTAAAAATAATTGTTCCAGTTGCAGGACTACTCAAAGCATCCCTTTGAGTCGTTGTATAATTCGGGAGATTTAACGCTCCTGTAACATTTAAAGTTCCCGCTTGAAGTGTTGACATAGTTTTATTTAAATTGTTACTGTCTACCCTGTTCCTATGTATTTATATAGTTTAGATTACCATTTACCAGCAGGGCAAGTCTGGTTTTCTAATCTTATCTTAGCATTTATAATACATCCACATAATCCACATATAGCAAAGAATGTTTTATGCTCACAAGCATCACATAACTGTGCTCTTCTTATAATCTTTCTAGGATCTTTAACCGTTTGTACATCCATATCCACACCCTAAATGTTTGGGAATTGCTATATTCCAACTCATACTAACTCTCGTTTTATCGTGAGTTAATGGTTCAACACTATGTTCTAACCATCCTGGAAATATATATAACTTCCCTTCAGGACTAGAGAATTTGTTTATACTTGTATTAAATTCATTATATTTTTGAGTCTTAGGTTGTATTAAACCTGCTCGTAGTCTAGGATCATGGAATACAATAGTATCATCCTCATGTGTATCAATATAAAAGACACCACACATCCAATTATTAGGATGATAGTGCTGTCTATGATACCCATGTTTCTTTTGTTCTACACCCCACATTCCAGCAAATTCCAACTCTTGACCACTATATCCAAGAGTGACTAAAATATCTTGATGTATATCTAAAACAAATTGTTTAAATTCATCCAACCTTTCATCTTTATCTAAGGTTGATTTAGTAAGAGTAAGGGGATCTGTTCTTAAAACAATTCCCTCTGATACTACAGTCTTTAATAATTCTTTGTCATAATCCGCAACATCGATCTCAAACACATATGTTGGAAATATAGTGTTCTTTAATCGTTTTGTGATTTTCATTACCTAACCCATAATAAAGTCTTAGAACTTCTAAGTAATCCTGGTCCCCCACCACCATATCTATTACAGTTAGCATCTTTCTCGTTAGCATCACCACCAGATCCATCAGGTCTTCCAATATCCCAGTTACCACCTGATCCTGGAGATGCTTTATCAGTCCAGTGATCGCCATCATTAGTATCAGTTGTTGGTCTAGTACCATTACTACTACCACAATTATCAACCAACTGAGTATTAGATAATGATGCTGGAATTAAATTATCTTGCTTACTATTATTACCACTATCCCAAGTTGCTCCTACACTAGCAGTAAAGGCAAATTTCCAAATATAGTCTGCATTACCATTACCATAGTCATATGTTTCAATTATAAAATCTGTTGCTGACGCAGATGATGTTGCACCATAAGCAGTATATTTGTTAGGTAAATTACCTTCAGTAGTTGCAGTACCACTACTTCTTGGATTAAATCCACATGAATAATATGTATTAGACGAGGGCCAAACAAACGTATGAGCACTTGCATGATGTGTTGCATAAACTAATGTCCAACCACCACTATCCATAGTCATATCACAATAAACTTGAGCAGTTCCTTCACCAGGTACTGAAAGATAGTATAAACCTGAACCAGAAGATGCACCTGGAGAATCAAAAATTTCTTTTGCACTATTAGCAGCATTACCAGAAGATCCTAATGGTCCTGCTGCACTACCTTCTCCAACCCATTCGCCAGTTGATCCCCATATATACATCGCCTTCTTATCTCTGACATATACCATGTCACCGATATTACCATTATTGGGTAGATCCTCCTCTGTCCCATATACAGGTAAGTTAAGAGCAGCAGTAGGTGCTACAGTTCCAACTGATAATTTTCCCGTTGCCATGACTTAAAAATATACCTTTTTTGTATTTATATGATAGACCAAGTTGCCCCATTTTCTATTGCTACTGTATAACCAGCATTGATAGTTATTGGACCTACAGATGATCCTTGAGTGAATTTTGCATCACCATTAGCAGAAGGACCAATAGTAATATCTTCTGCAATAACATTAGAATTGCATCTTATAAGACTATCTTCTCCTAAAGAAGGTCCACCACCTGCTACTTCAGTCCAACCAGCAGATCCTGTTCCATCATCACTTACATAAATTTCTGCGTTGTCTGTTGTAGAATTAAACCTGATCGTACCTGTAGAAACACTAGTTGGACGTTGTGCTTGAGTACCTGCTGGCAATCTAAAAACACTATTAGTATTTAAAAAACTAAGTGTAGTAATAATTGCTTCAGTTGTAGTGTCAACCTGGTTTCCACTAATCTTTGAAAGTGCCATAAATCTCCTATCCTCCTATTATTATTTATATTGGCATCTCTAAAATATGAATAGTGTCAGTAGATAATGGAGCATCACCAGAGTTAAATACTACATTTGCACCAAGAGTATCAACAGTATAGTTAGTACCTGCTATCTGCACAACACCATTTAAAGATACGAGAAGTGAATCATCAGTATGTTTAATACCACCACTATAAGTAGAGACTGCGAATGTTAATGTTGCTCCATCACCAGTATATGTTTTAGTGATATACTTAGCAGCAGAAACACCACCAGTACCAGTTACAACTAAGTTCCCATCAATATGAACAGAACCATTTGTTCTAAGTCTATAGGTAGCATCTGGATTTTCACCTAAACCTATATGTCCAGTACCATCAGTAGCAACTTTAATATTACCAGTATCAGTTAAACCAAACTCCTTCCAGTTACCACCATAATATATCCAACCAAGAGATTTACCTGCAACCCAGTTAGTATTATAGATTAAATCACCATCACCAGGAGTTGTGTACCAAGGAATATTTGAAAGATCAGGTAATCCAGTTGCCAATTCTGGTGCTAGTAGTGTTTGTTTAACTACTGTACCATCTTGGTTGAAGTATGATATTCTCTTAGATTGTAAATTATTTGTAAATGTAGTTAATCCTTGGAATGTGACAGGACCAGCGAATATAGATTCTAACTGGTTAGATGCACCACCAATTACAGTTAGTTTATCTGTTAATACCAATTCAGAGAATGTTTCAATCGTTGTATTCTCTTCACCAATAACATTCAACTGTGCAATATCTTCGTTAGTGATCTGACCAGTAACAGGGTTAATAACCTGGTTACCAATATAGAGGTCACCTTGAGAGTTCAATCCAGAATAGAATGCTATACCTGCTTCTTCCTTAATTGACTGAGAGAATCTAACCTGATTACTTGTTAAGGTTTCAACCTGTGCTTGAGGGAATGCTGTGGAATAGTTGCCAGGACCGAAACCCAGATACTCAAACGTATGATTACCTGATCTAAGGATGGAGTGTCGTCTAAATTCAACATTAATAGGAGCGACAGTTCCATCATTATTTTCTCGGATGTTGATCTTTCTTGTTTCTTCATCACCAGCACGTGCAGTTAATTCAATATTAGACAATCTCTTATTAACAGAGTCATAGTTAGGTGTAGTACCTGGTTGAGTCCATCCAGTATCAGTTAGTAAGAATTGAGTTGCCTCTTTAGTAATTGATAACTTAGGATCTTTATTAGGAGTTGGTGTAGCACCATCGGTTGCATTTACCAATCCAATAATTTGATTGTCTGCGACTGACACAGAAGCATCAGGGTCAGCAACAGGGTTGTCTCTGTCAAACGTTGGATATACTTCGTTGACGTTTTGGGAGAATTTTCTGTCGTTGAAATTAGATGTTGAAGGTGCAATAGATGCACAAAGGAGACTGATGTAGTATATTCCATCATTAACACCTCTTTCAAATGGTTGAACTACTTCGATATCATAAACATAGAATGATTTATTCAAAGAATATGATGTTGTATCACTATTCAACGGTTGCATTACATAACCAGAGATAGGATCTCTTGGTAATGGATTAGTCTTATCCTTATCAAT